TCCAACTGGAGGTCAGCCAAAAACTTGGTCCACTGGTTAGACGATCCTGCCACCAACAGAGTAGAATAGCCGGCATTGTTCGCATCAGGCAACATGGTGGCAGCACACTGCACACCAACGAGCCGAGCATAACAAGCACCGGTAATAGTGGCCCCATGATAGCAGCCACCCAATTCCACCCGGTCGACGGCAAACCTAACCAGGACTGCATTTGTCCGACCACCATCGCAAACATAGCACCCGCCTCCATAATCCCGGATCATGCCACACCCACAGTGCGGCTGATGCGTAGTATGGTCATAACAGCTCTGCACGCTGTTTTCTTCCGTGGTCCTCGATGCGAGTACCGGCCCAGTATACCTGGGCCCCTCGTACACCGACATGCCACAGAACTGGACAAACCGCTCTTGATGGATCCAGTTGAACTCAGACTGCAGGCCACACATCCTGGACACACAGTCCACGAAGGCGGCCCCATACCCGGTTTGACCACCGGGGAATCTGTCAACCACATCCGCGTCCACGAACCCAAGGCCGTCATCCCCTTCCACGAAGTGGGCCACATGTACCCACCAGTCTGCCACCCCGACGCGAAGCATTAGTGTAGCATGTACCACCATGCACACGGCACGGTTGATAATGCCGTTGACAATACTTGTCACGGCTATGCCAGACAGCATCGTGCCCCAATTTGAGACACGAATGCCACTCCTGCTACGCGCCACCCAGTAAAACAACTGGGTAAAAAGCTCCCTTGCGAACTGTGCATCTTCTGCGACAGCATATAACAAGAACATTTCGTAGGCCGCAAGCAGGTGCTCCACCCGCAGCAGCCCATCCCACGTCTTGAAATCGTTGTCGTACTTGTACATGCGCATTCCCGCATAGAGCCTCTCGAGAACCAGACTCACATATGGCCCAACAGCCATAGGGATGAGGCCCTTAACCATGAACACAAAGTGATCGCGGCATGACCCAGCTTCAGGGTCTTGTATCCAGTTATCACGCGCCACCACGAGCCCGTGCTCTATTGGCCCGGAGACCTGTTTCTGAACAGAACGCATTGAGAAATCTGGCGCGATAATTCCCCGCTCCCTCTTAGCTGCAGCTTCCACCTTCTGGAAGATACCAAGGGTATAGGGGAACTTCGCGTTCCGACTCTCCACGGGATCTGCGCCGAGGGTGCGGGTTAACGCCGCCCTCTCCAGCATGATCCGCTTGCGCACTGACGAAGGATACGCGTCAGCCACCTTCTCCAGAGGCCAGAACCCGACAGCAGCGAACCCGTGCTCAGTCATAGAGCAAACCACCTCGACGTTGACAAAGTCTTTCAAGACTACCAACATCGACTCCAGGTCTATCACGGGACGCACAATGCAATGCCGGGTCCAGGCAGCCACAGTAAG